AGACTATTCTTTTATTCAGGTGAAGACTAGAAAGTTTACAAACTTAGAACTCTCTTATTGGAATGATTATTATCAAGATGTAGATGATCTAAAAGCTAACAATGTGTACTCTATTGCTGAAGTGTATCTAAACAAGAAGCGTATTGTACTAAATGACAATGAGCTCAGGTTTGGTTATCTATATGATGGTAATTGGAAAATCTATAGACCTTTCTCAGATAGAAAGTGGAAATGGATGCCTAACAACGTACCCATTACAGCAATGGACGGAATGGATGATATCAAAAATTGCCATACAGCTTTCATTACTAAGAGTAAGAAAGATTACATGGTGATGAAAAAGATATTCCCAACTGTTTGTGCTGTACAGAACGAAGGTGTAGGATGTTTCTCTTATGATAATGTTGAATACATTACTGATAATTCAGAGAAGCAGATATTATCTTTCGATTCAGATACTACAGGTGTGAACAATAGTATAGACATTACCAACATGTTTGGTTTTGATTATTGTAATGTTCCTAAGAAGTATCTACCAGAAGGTATTAATGATTGGGCTGATCTTGCAAAAGGTCACGGACTTAGAGTAATAGAAGATTATTTAATAAATAAATCAATACTAAAATGAATAAAGAAATAATAAAAAAGTTAGAATTAGTTCTTGAAGACTTAAAAATGTTAAAAGCTGGAACTTGGGTACCTGATGATGAATCATGTGATTCAAGCATAAGTAACATAGAAGATGTTATATCAGACCTCAGTATGAGCATTAAACCTCTTGAATATGATATCAAGAACAACATCGAGTGGTTATATACCACTACAGAAGATGAAGTACAATGCATTGGTGTAGAAAACTTAGAAGGTATACTAAGACAATATATCAATGAAGATTTTTCAATATCACTAGAATAATTAATCAATAAATCAATAAAAATGAAAAGTACAATTAAATCAGGAAGTGCAGAAGCGTTACAAATAATGTTAAATGCATCAGTGCCAGAACAGACAAAAACTTACAAACCAGTAAGTCATCAAGAACTAATGGACCTTACATTAGAAAGCATTCATCAATCAGGTTATGAACTTGCAAGTCAAGAGTATAGTGTAGCTGAAGATGGTGGTGTTGCTAATGGTAAGTATACCATTTCTAATGTTGCTGATAGTGAAATGCAACTACAAGTAGCTTGGCAGAATAGCTATAACAAGAAAGTGAGCTTAAAGTTTGCTCTTGGTACCAGGATAATGATTTGTGCTAACGGAATGGTTAGTGGAAACTATGGTAGTTTTAAGAGTAAGCATGTAGGTGATGTGCAAACAGTAGCACCTGCAAGTATTGTAGAATATATTAAGAAAGGATCATCTGCATTCTCATCATTACAAAGAGATAGAGATTTATTTAAGCAGTATGAAGCTACTGATCAAGTTCAAGCAGAGCTACTAGGTAGAATGTTTATTCAGGATGACCTTATAACTTCTACACAACTTAACATTATCAAGAGAGAGTTGATTAATCCAACTCATAACTATGGTGCTGATGGAAGTTTGTGGGAATTGTATAACCATGCAACATTTGCATTAAAAGGTTCACATCCTTCTAGATGGATGTCTGCACACTCAGAGCTGCATACATTCTTTAGTAATGTTATAGCTCCATCACCTGCTATAATAGATGCACCATCTTTTGTAACAGCTGATAACCAAATAGAGATGTTTTAATTATGACAGTACAAGATCATATAAACGTATTACTTCAGATTGTTAAGAATAATCCTGAAGTAGCTGATTATCCATGTATATATAGTACAGACGATGAAGGTAACTCTCATCATAAAGTTCTATATACACCTACAGTAATGAAGGTGCAATCATTTGATAATCAATATCTCGAAATAGAAGATTGTAAACCAACAGAGGGTAACTCTCTCTGTATAAACTAAGTAAATATGAAATGGGATAATTTTAAATCTAAATTCCACCCATCGTGGCATAGTAAAATGAAACCATTTGTAGAGAGTAAAGAATGTGATGATATATATGCATTCTTGAAAAAGGAGAGTAAGAGGGGCAAGCAAATTGCTCCTCTGTCTTCTAATGTCTATAGGTGTTTTCAGGAAACTAAACTAGATGAGGTGAAAGCAGTAATTATAGGTATGTGTCCATATCACACCTTTAAGTACAATTTACCAGTAGCAGATGGTTTGTTAATGGGATGTTCTATTACAGAATATTTACAGCCATCTTTAGATAACTTTTACAGATCTATTGAAAAAGAATTTCATAGAGGACTTAATTTAAGTTATGATCCAACGCCTGATGTAGCTTATTTAGCTAACCAAGGTATACTGATGCTTAATGTAGCACTAACTACAGAGAAGAACAAAGCAGGCAGTCACATAGCATTATGGGAACCCTTCACAAAGTATTTGTTTGAAGAAGTTCTTAATCCGCTAGGTGTGCCTTATGTCTTTCTAGGTAAAGATGCTGCTAGATATAAAAAGCATACAGGAATATTCTCTCATGTCTTTACAGTAAGTCATCCAGCAAGTGCTGCGTATAGAGGTGCTGATTGGGACTCTGAAGGAGTGTTCACAAAAATAGATACATTAATTTATGAAAACAACGGTTATAGCATCAATTGGTTAAAAGATGCAGAACAACCATTTTAAAAACAAGAAAAATGAAAGTGATTTTAACAAATGATCCAGGAGATCTAAAACTAGGAGATGAAATAGTAACAGGTGCAGGTTCTGAAATGAGATATTACAGAGTAATGGAAGTGCCAAGAGAGAGTAAAAAGTCACCTTATACATGGGGTGAGAAGAGAAAAAGATACATAGCTGTAAAGGTTCAAGCTAGTATAAAAGAAACTGTCAACAATTGGACTAATTGGAAAGGAGATCCTCAAACAACTACTTATAAAACATTTAAGTTTGAAGAACCTTCTGCAGATGATCTTGTAGTAAAGCAAGATTTAAACTATAAAAACATGGTAATAATTAAAAGAAAAGAAGAATGGACATTGTAAATAGACCAATTAAACTAAAAGACCTCCAAGTGGGAGATGAAGTAATTGTACGAGGTATAGACCTGAATTATATGATATTAACTAGATTACCAAAGCTAGTTAGTAAAACTTATAAATATTCAGACGGAACAGTTATTAATTATAATGAATGGTCAAAAGCTAAATGTACAAGAGATAATATGGTATGGCCAGATCATGGTACAATAAAAAAAGATGTGTACTTTGATTTTACACATAAGTGTATGTGGTTAGTAAAAAGAATAGGAATTAATAAATAAATAGATAAACAAATGATTTTAGAACAACAAAAACAATCGAAAGTCCTACAAACAGGACAAAACAATGAGAGCATAGGAATGTCCCTAGACTTAGATTCTGCACAAGTATTGATGCAGATGTTAAGTAAGAATCTATATTCAGATTCAATAGGCTCTACAGTGAGGGAATGTGCAAGTAATGCATTAGACAGCCACAGAAGAGCTGGAGTAACAAAGCCAATAGTAGTATCCTTGGTAAGAAATGATAGTGCTAACTATGAGTTCTCTGTAGAGGATTTCGGTACAGGTTTAGATCATGACGATGTTACAAACATTTTAAGTAAGTATGGTAAATCTACTAAGCGTTCTAGTAACAATGAGCTTGGTATGTTTGGTTTAGGTTTCAAAGCACCGTTAGCATACACTTCTTCATTCTATTTTACATGTAGAAAAGATGGAAGAGAACGTAAGTATATGATGTATGAGGGTGAAGAAACTAATACTATTGACCTTTTACATGAGACAGTTACAGACAAGAGTAACGGTGTTAAAGTTACTGTTCCTATAAAATGGAGTGATAACTATGATTTTAAAAATAAGATTAAGGAGCAACTTGCTTATTTTGAGAATGTATATTTTAATGTAGATGGTGTAGATAATAACTTTAGTATACATAGAAATAAGATATTTCAATTCTCTGAGTTAGCAAACGATGACAACCTTCATATATGTTTAGATGATGTTTACTATCCTTTAGATTTCCAAAAGATAGGAATAGACGCTATTAACATGCCTGTAGGTTTGAGGTTTGGTTTAGAAGATGGGTTATTTCCTACTCCTAACAGAGAGTCTTTGATCTATAGTCAGGAATCCAAGAAGGTTATTCGTGCTAAACTTGTAGAGTTTGCTAATTATATGACTGAGCGTTATAATAGTTCAATTGTAGATTCTGATGATATACAAGCTGTTCTTAAATATTATACTGATGATGTAAGAATGGTAGAAATGTTTGGAACTAATATGAACTATGAACCATTAAGAGGTTTTGCAACAGTGAAAATCAAAGCCCCTAGCATTAAGGATGTTAACACTATAGATTTGTCTATTTATAACAACAGTACATTTAGTAATTTACTTTGTGAGTACGTAAAAAGCTTCAAGGTAGAGAACGATAGAATGTACAGTCTTAAGAATAGCTATTACTCAACACCTAAGTGGCACCAAAAGGATAATCATTTTATCATGAACGGTGCAATGTCTGGTCACAAGAAGAACTGGATAAGAGAACAAGCTATGGATGTTATAAACGCTCCTGTGGTGTCAAATCATACTCCACGCATATACAGAAGTTTCATTCTTAAAAAGAACAGAAACCTTGTGTTAGGTAACAAGAACTCTTATAAAATGGATTCTTATTATGAGATATTACGTCTAGAGAACTATGACAAGAGTGACTGGAGAGCTGTAATTAAAGATTGGCAAAAGATAGAAGAGCTCATCTTATCTAGTTCAAGAGACATGACTGACGAGGTTGTACCTGCTCAATGGATAGCTGATAGAAAAGCTAATGCAGTTAAAAAAGGTACAGCAAGTAGAGCTGTAGGTAAGAAGCTTGTAGGAGAAATTTCTTTTAAGGGAGCAGAAGACCTCATGAAATGGAGTGGAGATAGAAATTGTAAGTTTGTTCCTAATAAGATGAAACTAGAAAACATCAGAAAAGGAAACATTGTTTACATTTATGATCTATATGACAATCAAGACAAGTTGGATAAATTATACAACATTGTTGGACGTATGAATATTAAACTAATCTCTTTCTCTAATAGAGAATTCAAAGTAGTAGACAATTTAGATATAAAGAATCTAGTAAGTTATGATGAATTCATGAAAGGTGAGCACATATTGTTTAGAAGAATTACTACATCTTATCAAGTTAGGAAACTTATGAATGATTTTCCTGCAGTATTTAGAAGTAGTGGTAGAACCTTTATGGATAAGTTAAACTCTAATTTTCAAGAAGAAGTTACTGAGCTAGTAAGTTATGTAAATACATACTTTAACACTAGAGAAGTTAATTACAGCAAACTTGATGTAATGTTAGATATAACTAATGCTGGTAAGAATTTAGAAGATCACAAGGTTTATTATTTATATAATAAAGTTAAATCTTTTCTTGAGGCTAATTCATTTATAGAATTCATGTGTGGTAATACAGGTAGTTATAGCAACAATAATACTTCAGTAAAAGTTACTGCTGATTTATTTAAATATCACAAACTAAGACTAAATATAGAACATTATAAACTTAAAGAAATGGAAGGAGGAGAAGTAGAAGAAACCGAAGTATAACAAGAGATTAGATGGGAGATTGACAGACAGTCTCCCATATTTTTAGTAAATTAACAATTAATAAATACAATTAAACATGAACAAATTTTTAAGTTTAGAGTGGTTTAAAAACAGAGTAAACCATTCAATTGACAGAGTTATCGAGAGTAAGTTAGATAGCTTAATTAATGAGGAATCAGAAGGTGAACAAGAACATTCCACAGAACCTCTATACAGAGGAATTAAGTTAGTTAATGATTCTCTAACTATTTTAATGAATGATGGTAGCATCATAAACAAGCCAAATGCTACAGAAGAGGATTATGAAGCTATAATTAATGTAAAATCTCAAGCTGAGTTTGACAATATAATTATGGATCCTAATGTCTTACAGGAGAAACAAGAGAAAGCTAAAGAATTAGCTAAAGCAAAAGCCTTAATGAAGGGTATTCAACTATTAGAAGACTGTGGAGAATTCACTGTAGAAGATAACGTTGTTTACTTTAAAGGTATCTCTAGGTCTATTCCTCAACTATTAGTAGAAAAGCTAATAGAAGTGGTAGATAGATCAGAAAACCTGTCTGAGGATGAAGAGTACTTATCATTGAAGAGATTCTTTATGTGGTGTTGTCTTAATCCAAGAGCTGAGGTGAGTAATGAGCTATACAGGTTCTTAGATGAGAATAGCTTTCGTATTACTAAGCAAGGATTCTTTGTAGCTCTACGTAATGTAGTAACATTACACGGTAGTCCAGAGCTTGTACATTTTATCTCTAATACATACAACAAAGTAAAAGCTGTATGGAAGAAGAGTCCTGACAATTATACTGTGTTTCTAGAAGACAATGAATATAAACTTGTACATGATGACAATCTTTATAAAGTGGAAACTAGAACAATGTATGAAGAGTGGTGTGACGAAATAGATGACTACATAGAGTGCGAACCTTATGAAGAGGAAATAACATACCGAGCAAACCATGGTGAAGAAATAGGAGGTCTTACAGATCTATATCTAGACTTACCAAATAGAAAAGAAAATCGTTTCACAGATGATTGGACAAAGACATTTGATATTCGTGTAGGTAAAGTGGTTAACATGCCTATGGAAGATTGTAACTGGTCAACACAAGATTGTGCTGCAGCTGGTTTACATTTTACTTCTGACCAAATACATTATGTAGGGTGTGGTGATCAATCTGTTCTTGTACTTATCAATCCTATGAAGGTAGTTGGTATTGGTACACACAAAGGTAGATGTTATGAGTACTTACCAATTATGACTGTACCAAGAGAAGAAGCTACAAGCATTCTTCACGATGGTCAGTTTGATACTTTAGAGTTAGATGAAGAATATGCAATCCATGACCTTTCAGACATAGAGTCTAAAGTGGCAAAAGGATATGCAGTTGAGTCATCTAAGTATGAGTTTAACCTACCAAACATATCAAGCTCAGACATACGTGAGGTGATTATGAATCTAGATCAGATGAAAAATGAGATAGAGGATAGAATAGTAGAGTTAGATTAAATTAATTAGGGGTTGTAATATTTTAATTAAATTTGTTACAACCCTTTAATTTAAAATTATGGCGAAAAAAGTAAAGAAACCAAGAGTACCTAGAACTAGAAATGCTGGAACAATGACAGAAGCAGCATTCTGGTCTATGATAAGAAGTGCTCTTAGGCAAAAGAGTAGATGGTGGAAACCTGTAGCACAATGTAAGCAAGAATCTAGAAGAGCATATAAAGGAAAGAACAAAAGACAGAAGTGGGAATATCAATGTAAAAAATGTACTGATTGGTTTAAAAGCGATGAAGTAAACATTGATCACATAAAACCTGCTGGTAGTCTTAACTGTTCAGAAGACCTTCCTGCTTTTGTAGAAAGATTGTTTTGTGAGGTGGATAACCTACAAACACTTTGTACAACATGCCACAATGAAAAAACACAATTAGAACGTAAATTAAAAAAACCAAAATAAACATGGGAGCAATACACAAAGAAGACACAATAATAGGAAGAACACTAGGAGAAGCTTTTAAAGCTTTGCAAGACTCAGACAGAGAAGAGTTAGGTAATGATTACTATAATGGAAGTTGGCATAATGCACAAGGTATAGTAGAAGTATCTAGACATAAGTTTGAGAATGAGGAACCATCTAAACATGAACCAGCTTGGGCCTTATGTATTAAGAAACCAATAGGAAACAATATGAAGACCAAAACCACTGTAACTAACTATCCTGCTAAAGGAACTAGAAAATGGGTTACTAAATATATGGTTGATGATCCTCGTTGGGCTGGAACTATTATTGAGGAACTAAAGCAAGCTGATGCTATTAAGAAAGCAAGAGCTCTAGTTGAAAAGAACCCTACTTGGAAATTAAAAGTATACATTGCAAAGGTGTTAGAGCAGCACCAACCGCTAGTAGCTGAAATCAATTACAAGAAATCATCTACAGAAAGAGATGGTACATGGGAGATCCAAGGATGCCTATCATATTAATTAATCAATAAATACAAAACCAAATGTCAGATTTTAAACAAAAATTAAAAGAAATAACACAACCAAATCATTACAAGAATGATAATATAGAAGATAGTGGAGATGTAATAGACTTCTGTCATCTATATGACTTAAACTTCACTCGTGGTAACATAGTTAAATATGTAACTAGAGCTGGTAAGAAGGATAATGAATTACATGATCTAGAGAAAGCTCTCGAATACTTAAAGAGAGAAATAGCTTATGTAGAGTTCTTAAACGAGAAAAGCTAGTAATGATAAGTGGAAAGATGAAAACAGGACCCACTACAGGTGGGGATGAAATAATTACTAGGGTGGTAAAAAACTGCCCTAGTAAATATGATGAGACAGAGAGAGTGCTAATTATAGATGCAGATAGTATAATGTATTTTTCTAGTTACTTTCCTGAAGACTCTATGCTGGAGTTTCCAACAGAGGAAGACAGAATAGAGGAGGCTAAGTATAGAACTAGAACTAAGCTGCAAGAAATACAGAATAACATAGAAGAGTTTTATAATATAAAGAACACTTTTATATTTATAGGAGGTGGTAACAACTTCAGATATGACATACTTCCTAGTTATAAATCTAACAGGAAAGAAAAGAATGCATTGATTCCTATCATTGCAGACTACATGTTAGAAGAACTTGATGCTATACCATCTGTAGGAGCAGAAGCTGATGACTATGTGTATGATGCCACAGTAGTAAGTGAAGGTAAATGTGTTGTAGCAGCTATGGATAAGGATGTATTTTATAATTGTCCAGACATGCCTTTCTATAACTATAGAAGTCATAAAGACACTCTAGGAGAATTCAAACACATCTCTTTGAAACAAAGTAGATTAGCTATAGCCTCTCAAGTGGTAATAGGTGATAGTGGTGACGCTATTCCTGGTGCATTTGGTATAGGTAAAGGCTGGTGTAACAAGAACATGCATTTGGATATGACAGATTATCAATTTACTAGAGCGATAATGACTGCTTATTTAAAGTCTAACAAAGGAAACTTTGAAGAGAGTAAAAAACAAATAAGAATGAACTATGGTGTATTGAAGTTATACACTTTGGACGAACTAAAAAATAGAAATAAATGACAAATACATGTGCTACTATATTTATGGTACCAACGTTAAAAGTTCCTAAGAATAGTTTAAAAAATAACGGTTTTATAAATGCATACATTGAAGATGATATGTCAGATAATAAATATAAAGATTCTGTTTATTTATTATTTAAACCTAATGATATTGATCTATTTAAGGACTTTCTGGATGGTGAATATGAACGAACAAAGCAAATTATAGAAGATTATGACTATGATGGAGGTTTTGTTGTTGTTGTATATAACCTAAATAAAAGGTTTAAAGAAGATTTTAAACTAATAATCAATGGTGAATATTCTAAAACGTCAGAAGAGTTTCAGAAGCTTTTTCCTAAGGTGGTTAAGTTGAAGAAGAATGGTTTACATAGAGATGAACTATCTTTACAATATAGAATCTTTAATAAAACTAAAGATTTGATAGAATATTGGCAGGAGAAGGTAGGAGTATCGAGCACTTGGCTAGATGAATATGAGGTCTGGCCAATGTTTGATAAGAAAAAACAAATATTAACTAAAAAAGTATTAAATGAAAGCAGAAAAAATATTAGCAGAAAATCCTAATGTAGCAGAGCTGTTACATAAATGGTTCTTTGATAAGCTTACACAAAGTTTTAAAGATTTTAATAAAGATGAGGCGTTTAAAGATTATATGATGGCAAAAGGTGTCTCAGAAAAACAAGTTATATCTATTATGACAGACAGTCCTAGGGCGTGTTTTGATTTGTTAGACAATCATGAAATTATCATAACTATACACTATGATAAAGATTATAAAACTTGGCACTCTAGCTATCGTTCATCCGAAGTAACTGTTTCATACGCTTCTAGAATTGATTGTGAAAGAGGAGCTTTAGAAATGGGTATTGTTGAACTAGAAAAACTATTAACAGATGGCAAAGAGAATACCTCAGGAGAAGAAGTTGTTAGTGGAGAAGCTGACGAGTCAGGGAAAGAGTGATAGAGAAATAATTGAATTAACAGGATTAACTTTCTCATATACTCAAAAAGCTACTACAGCTTACTGGAGAAGAAAAATGAGAGAAGCATATCCAAAAGAAAAATAGAAAATAACGTTAGTATTAAGATTTATTTTATAACTTTGAAGTTCTTGTTATAATTTGAATTAATTACTTCTGTTCTGTTTTTAATTGTTGTAAAGCCCTGAGAGAAATCTTGGGGCTTTTTACATTATATAACTGAACAATGTTATCTATATTTCGTATATTTGAATGAACAATTAAATAATTACATAATGGCAAAAAAACAAGAAAAGCCTAACACTTTTGAACAAGCGTTAGAAAAATTAAACAAGCAATATGGTGTAGGAACACTACTTGCATTAGACAGTAAAACCACAGGAGACTATGATGTATTCTCTACAGGAAGTATTGGTTTTGATTACAAAACTCTAGGAGTTGGAGGATTCGTAAGAGGTAAAATGTATGAGCTCATGGGATGGGAAGGTACAGGTAAATCTACTATATGTGGACATGCTGTAGCTAGTTGTCAAGCCCAGGGTGGTAAAGTGGTATTTATAGATGGCGAGCATGCTGTAGATAAGAATTACTTTGAATCCTTAGGAGTTGACACAACTAAAATGCTTATAG